ACATTGTTAGCTCAAGCGCGCGTCTTGCTTCCTCCAGCTTGGGGTCTTTTGTTATGTTCAAATGAGTAAGCATGGCGCATAGCCCTTGTGCATTAGTGACAAGTGTGTCGTGGTACCTGCGCTTAGTCTCGTCATCCCCCTGCACATCAGTTAGTTTCTCCGACATGCCAACCAGTACTTTGTGCAGTCTCCCCCACGGTTCACGCATGGCATCGTGCAGTCTGGTCTGAAAGTCTGACTCGTACTGTTGGCGTATCTCTGCTATGTCATTGTTCGGTATGTCCAAGCGAAAGTCTCCTGACTCGGGCAGCGGACTGAACCGTACCCGGAACCCAAACTTAGTTCTCAGCTCGTCCAATGACGGGTAGTCATTAGGGTTGAACAGTGACCCCATATGGTGCTTAGCCAAGTCGATCAGGTCTGTGTAGTTGTCGAACAAGGTCTGCGTCATGGCATCGAAGTTGTGCTTGTACACATTCATGCATTGCTTGTAGTCCATGAATATCGAAGTAGGCATAAGCCTCGGCCCCTTGTCTGACCACGACAGCGATGTATTGCTGTGATACAACCTAGCCTTAGCTGCGTAGTCGGCTATGTCCTTGCGCTTGCTGGTACCCGCCAACAGATTCTTCCTAACCTCGGCACTCCCCTTGCTAGCCGAGTTACTGGCAAGCACCGTCTCGGTTGCGCCCTTGTCCAACTTGTTAGCCGTCCATACGCTGATGTTCAACTCTACTAATACCGCGCTAGATGTAATGCTCATGTTCTTCTCCTTGGTGGTTAAGTTATTCCGGTTTGCCTGCAAGTTTTGCCATGCGGTACAGGTCATCGCTTATTAGCTTCAGGGTTACGGCTTCTATGTCCGCTGGGTATATGTGCTGCGTAGTGCCCCCCTCTTCTGCCTTCCTGTACTTCGTCTCATACTTCTCTGCCCCGCCTAGTACCTCCATAACTTGCGCTGCGGCTTTCACATCCATCACAAAGTGCACGTACCCGCCGATTGTCATTACAGCTTTAGCCATGTTGTACTCCTCTGGTTTAGTTACTCTTGATGTGAATGGTCTTGCCCATCGGGGCAGTTGTTCTCGCATTGCCTGCAATAACCCAAAGCACCGGGATGTCCCACTCATTTCCCCAATCTCCTATGCACCCATCGGTCAGCATGATCAAAGCTTGCGGCTTGATGTTCTTCTCACACATGAACTTATGTACGCAACGAGGATCAGTACCCCCGCCACCTTTGGGCTGGGTAGAACTAACAATGTTAGGTACCGTCACTGAGTCATACTCCTCGTGCCCAGCTACCTCCCCATCCCAGTACATCAAGTCCACGCGATCAGGGTGTACGTCCTCCGCGATGCTCTTCACCTCCGACATGAAGTCCGCCAGCTCCTGCCCACCTATGGAACCTGACGTATCCACACCGATGCACAAGTGCCCGACCTTCTCCCCGATCAGGCTTGGCATGTAGATATCGCTAGCCAAGTAGCGCCTGTTCACCCTGCGCCATGAGGATGCATCCTTAGCTGAGCACGTAGTAGTGACGAACTCACGCAGCACCTCGCGCCAATCCACCTCCGGCTCAAGCAACTCTTGCAGCTCGCGGCTCAGCCCACCCGTCCCCTTACCCGCTACCTTGCGCTCGGCAATGAGTCCTTGCCGGATAGCTGAGTCGATGTCCCGCTCCAGTGCTTTCTTCGCTTCTTCGCCAAGCTCCTTCGCACCTTCCCAGTCATGTGCATCAAGCTCACCTTCGCCCTTGTTGCCACCCTCACCACCACCGGAACCCCCTTCACCCTTCTTCTCTTCCTTGAGTATGTCGAACACCTGTTTTGCATGCATCCCACGGAACCTAGCATCGACAAGACCGATAGCCTTCCCCACCTTCATAGGCATAGCGATCCACTGCTGGCGCTTGTCCATGTCAACCAACTGGATGTTGATCACGTAGTCGCATGCCATGTTTGCTAGCTGGGGGTTCTCATCCCATAGCTTCCTCCACACGAACAAGTGCCGATACATCTTGTGCATAGTCTCGTGCATCACCACGAACGCCAGCTCCTTGTCATCCAAGGACTTGATAAACGCTCGGCCATACACCTCATCCCTGCCATTGGTTGCTGCTGTAGGCACATCCTCATCGACCCGCGTCTTGCCCACCGTCATGAGCCCAGACAACAGTGCAAACTCGGGGTTGCGCATGATGCTGATCTTCGCCTTCTTCAGACGACGTTCTTCTCGTTCTTCTTTGTCCTTACCGTGACCTAACATTTGTTAGCTCCTGTTGTTGGTTGTGGGTACTACAGCAGGTCTTCATTCTTCTGAACCCAATCTGCAAACTTCTTGTTGCCGAATGCAATACCCTGCTTAGCCGGAGTCTTGGCAATGTTGATGGCGAAGCATGCCTGCCACTCTGATTCAAACCGCTCCAGATACTCCATGAATGGGGTGAATGTATCCTTCGTCACCCTGCTGATAGCCCCAAACACCACGATGGCACATGCCCCTGCGCTCTCCGGTACGCTAGCAGTACGAGGGTTGCCAATGACTGTCTCCCATGTGGGTAGCTGGTCTGAGAACTCAATGAACGCCTGCATGTCCCTGCTTGCCGACTCACCCACCGCGCCTGTCATGGCAGCTATCAGGCTGTCGGTATCTAGCTGACTGCGCACCTTGACCACGTTAGATACCCGCTCAAGTGAGCGCGGCGAGACGAACGCCTTCTGCGCCTTCCTCGGGTTGTAGATGTACGGGTTGTCCGCTTGGCTTGCGTCTATGTAGCTTGCCAACGCATGGGGATACTGCTTGACCCATGCCACTACCTCAGCAGCCACATTGTTATTGAGCGCCCAACTAATCCACTCATCGGCATCGGGCTTGCGCACATGCAGCGGTATTATCCTGTTGCGGCTATGTGCTTTGAGGCTGTCACCCACCCCATCGGAGGACAGGTTGCCCGTCAAGAATGTAATGGACTCAGGATGCAGCGTGATATCCCCTAGTCGTGGGTTCACCACCTCCAGCATCGGATGCAGCATGTTCTTGATTGGCTCGGCACCCTTGGTGAATTCATCTAGCATCGTTATGACAGGCTTGCCCAGATGAAGCTGGAATCTGCTGTTAGGGTAGTAGGCAGTAGTCTTTGTCTCGTGCTGGACAACAGGCATGGCAATGTCCCCCAAGTCCATGTTGGGTACGTCGATGTACGCTGTGCTGTGGGTAGGGAACATCGCCTGCAGCGTCTTGATAAGGGAGGACTTGCCGATCCCCGGCTCCCCCTCCAACAGGTAACGGTTCATCGGGGTTGCTGCAATCACCTTCGCAGCCTGAGCTAGCGTAACGGTCTTACCAAAGCTGATGTCAGCCATGTTTAATGCTCCTTGAACTGGTTAAGTTACTTGTACTACTTAGGTACCCCTAACAAATGTTAGGATGGCCCCAACGTCTTGTGTTATCCAGACGCTTTTTTATTGTATGTATATTATACCACAATATAGTGGCTATGTCAAGTTTTCGTGGTACGTATCCCACTCGTTGTTGAAGAAAGCCGCGTACCTATCCTTAGTGACCTTACCCCTAGGAACCACAGTATCCACAAGCACCTCGCCCCTGTGTATGCCCACCAAATACCTTTGAAACACACCCAGCATTAGGGGCGAACGTATTACGTACCCCGAGAAAGAACTATTAGAAAAAGTAGGCCTACCCGCCTGTGTAGCGAGCATGTAGAACGCCTGCAGCCAGCTCTTGGTTCGCGTATCGGGGTCGGTATCCTGCATCAAGCACCGAAGCTGTAACGTTGTCTCCAAGAACGCAGAACTCAGTGGGTTAAGATTCACCCCCGCGTCCTTGTTCAGTCCAAGCTCCTCCTTCGAAATTGTTCCTCCATCTCGCAGTTTAGCCATACCCATGTAGTACTTCTCAAACTCCGCATAGCGTGACCTAACATTGTTATATGCCTTGCGGTTCAGCTTATGCACCATGTGCTGCTCGGGGTTGACCGGCTCCCACCCTCCATGCGTCTCCTTGACGAGCTTCAACCCCGTCTTGGGCACTGTGTATTGCCCACTTTGCACCGCCACGCACATGTGGCCGTTGAACCTACTCGCCCGAACCCCTGTCACCGCCCCGATAAAGTACGCCGTTGCTTGGGTGTTCCAGCTATCCGTCTTGATGGTGATGGTGTCATCGGGGTGCCATGTCACTACGGGGGCGTTGTAGCAAATCAGCAGCACATCCAATGTATGCGGGTCTAGGTTGATCCTGAACTGGTCGATCCTGTCACGATTGCCCAAGGGTATCTGGTCATCGGCACGCCCACGTATTTTCTTCGTACCCTCCAGTGTCAGCTTTGCATATGCATAGCTATAGATAACCCTCAGTCCTGTATTTTGATGTTGTCCAAAGCTCATCTCACACCCCCAAAGAGAACAGCACAACTACGAAGCCCCACGCCGCAAGTAGTGTGGCGAATACCAACACGCCTTCCTTTATGCACCTCATCTCACTTACCCCCATTGTTGTTGGCTGCTTTAAACACCGCTTCGGATGCACTCCTAGCCCTCACATATTGCACAGTCCATGCATACGGATACCAGCCACAGGTACCTAGCTGCCCCTTGGGTCTAACTGCGTAGGTGTTACCTCGTAGCTGCGTCGCCTCCAGTTCGATACGCGCCATGATCAGGCTTCCTTACGCTCAAGGGTCAGGATGTCCCGGCCAGCTAGCACACACATGAGAAACACCGGGGGGACTTCGATGCCGTAGTCGGCAAGCGCGTTGAAGTACGCAGCCTGCGCCATGTAGTAGGACCGGTCATTAATGCGCATCGTCACGCTGTGCCTAACATTGTTAGGTAGCACCCGAGGGGGGTGCATGTCGGTCTTGCTCACGAACTCGCGCCATTTGCCGAGGATTCGGTCTACGCCAAAGTCATCAGGGGTCTGGATATCAGTGGTGGTCATTACAGCTCCTTGGGTTGACCTAACAAATGTTAGGTGTGTGTTTCACTACTTATCGCCGGTTTTGGGCGAGCTTCTACTGTACTATATTGTACCACATATAAATGGCTAATGCAAATTTTTAGGTTGGCATGTAGGCGCACATGTAGGTGGGCATGCTCGTGGATTTGAGGCACGGAAGGGCAAAAAGGGCAGTTTTGTAATGTTAGGAAAACATGCATTGTTAGAGTTCAAAAACACGAGTCTAACGTTATTCCTAACAAAATAAAAACCTTTAAGAATCAGTAGTTAAGATGTTAAAAAATGGTGTTATGTTATAAAGATAGTGATTTTTAAGAATTATATACAGCCCTAGAATTTTTCTAACTCTTGCGCAGTGCTTAAATTGGCTTTATTTGATTGGAACTGCGCGAAGGTGACATTTTCGGCTTCAGGTTCTCTCAATTCCTGAGAAAGTATAACAATGGGCCTTTTTTCGCATGTAACTCGTTGAATCTAAAGGGGAAATGTATTGTTAGAGTCATTTTAGGCATTCCTAACAATGCTGCAAGCCCTTGATTCTAAAGGCTTCTATTGTTATACTTTTTCGCTAAAAAACACGATTTTCCTAACAATAGGCCGATTTTCCTAACATTAGACGGAGAAAACGCGATTTAAAATTTATTTTCAAAAAAACAAAAAAAGTGTTGAAAAATTGAAAATTAGATGTTAAGCTTCGCTACGGAAGCTTAAAAAGTTTTTGGCAGGAATTTAGGAAATATCGTGTGTTTCGCGCTTTTGCGCTCTCGCTTTCGCCTCCTTCGGAACTATCATCGCAGGGTTCAGCGGCAAAATTAGGGCGAAAAAAAACCCGCCGAAGCGGGTTGGGAGGGTTGGGGAAAAACCTAACAATTGTTAGGTTTTTCGTTTGGTTCAGGCGGTCAAGTCAGTTTCAACATTGCCGCCCATTGTTTCAAAGGCGTCAATGATCGACGCTTTGGCCTGAAAGGACAATTCGCACCCCTCGCCGTCCTCATCGGCGTTCAGGATTCGATTCAGAATTGTCTTCAGTTCCGAGAGGGTTTTAGAATCCAACGTGGCACTCCCTTTCGCCTTGCTCCCTGCCGTAACGTGACCGGCTGCAACCTTAACGCGGCCCCAGTACACGTCAATGGTAGTTACCTCAAATCCTCCGGAGATCATTGCAGCCTTAAACTCCGCACGTTCTACTTTGACCGCTTTGCCGATTGTCCCTTTCGCTGCCCACCATTGCCCACCGAATGCTGTCGTCATTGAATCCGCGTAACCTTGAATTGTATCGCCTGTGCTTCGTGCCGTAGATACTAACGCTTCCCTGTTGGCATACAGGGATTCTTTATCTAACTCTGATATGCCGAACACTACTGGTATCGCTTTGGTAACTGTGGTCATGGTGTGTATCCTTGGTCATGGTTGCAAGGCTTGGTTGCCTTGTGCCTTTATTGTACCACGAAATACCCACAAAGCAGCATTTTCACCGACATTAATGGGGCACCCCTAACAATGTTAGGACGGGGGCAAAAGGGGCAACCCCACCCCCCTAAATCTCAGCGATGGAACCAGCTCCAGCCCCTACACTAGGTTATGCGCAACCAATACTTAATTCTCACAATTTGGACTTAAAGCTTGCAGTAAGACGTACCTGTTGACTCCGTACCTCCGGATAACTGATCCCAAAAGGCAATCAAGTACCCCCCACCCCCTATATAAAATTTCCAGACTCTTCCCCTACTCTAGTATGTAGAAACCCCCCCTATGTCTTTCCCATATAATTTGCCACGGGGGGTATATGTGTTATAGTTTGTGTACTGGTGCGTCCTACGCCCTGCGGGTACTATGACTATTCAAATTGAGCCTTCAAAAGACCATCCCCTTCCATATGTTGTTATGGATGACGAAACCGGTTCTTTTGCGGAGGAACTTGCAGTCGCTGCGAATACTCATGAACTGCTTGAACAGCTAGGGGCACCCCCAGAGTTAGATGTTGCTACGGCAACACAGGCAGTAAACACGCTCTCGGATGCGTTAAAGACTCAAAACAAAAACGTATTTAGTTCTCCACCCGCTGCGTTTGCTGCGCGGGAGTTCCTGCGTGTCTATAGTGCGCGGTTGGCAATGGAGATGAGCGATGTGCGAGCTGCGCTCACTAATAAGTTACTTGAGCTAGCCAACTGCGGTGATCCTAAGTTTGAGTTGAAAGCCATAGAGCTTCTGGGCAAGCATAGCGATATTGCGCTATTCACAGAGCGCAGCGAAGTCACCGTCAACTACAAAAATTCAGTAGATTTGGAGTCCGCCATTAAGGAGCGGGTTAAGCGCCTGATGAACGCAGACATTATAGATGTCGCTCCCCTTACAGCAAGCAGCCTTGATGATGAACTAGGCGTGGCCCCTGAAGCCCCGCACCCGCTAGATGACATTACAATCTAGCCCCGTGCAGCCTACCTTCACTCTTAAGGATATCCCTAAGATATTGCACCTATTACCGCAGGCAGAACAGGCCAAGCTGCTTGAAGATTTGAACTTGTTGGAGAAGCTTAAAGACCGGGAGATGGCCCAGACGAAGTTCATGCCCTTTGTGAAACGGGTGTGGCCTACATTTATACATGGGCGGCATCACGAGAAGATGGCAACTGCTTTTGAGAGGGTGGCTAGTGGGGAAATTAAGCGGCTTATTATTAATATGCCCCCTCGCCATACTAAATCCGAGTTTGCCAGTTATCTACTTCCCGCTTGGTTTCTAGGCAGGTTTCCGCACAAGAAAGTTATTCAAGCATCTCACACGGCGGAGCTGGCTGTGGGGTTTGGTCGTAAGGTGCGAAATCTAGTCGATTCTGATATATACAAAGAGATATTCACAGACGTTTCTCTACAAACAGACTCAAAGGCGGCGGGGCGGTGGAACACTAATAAGGGTGGAGACTATTTTGCTATTGGCGTTGGTGGTGCGGTAACGGGTAAAGGTGCCGATGTATTGATCATTGACGACCCGCATTCGGAGCAAGAAGCCGCCCTAGCTGAAATTAACACTGATATCTACGATAAGACTTATGAATGGTACACATCTGGCCCACGGCAGCGGCTGCAGCCGGGAGGGGCGATTATTATCGTGATGACCCGGTGGTCCAAGAAAGACCTTACTGGGCAGGTATTGAAAGCTGCAGCGCAAAGGGGTGGAGAAGAGTGGGAAGTCATTGAGTTTCCCGCTTTATTTGATGAGGACAGACCCCTATGGCCTGAATTTTGGTCGTTGGCTGAGCTTCTAGCCCTCCGTACAGAGCTTCCAGCCAGTAAATGGGCGGCGCAGTACATGCAAAGCCCTACTTCAGAGGTTTCTGCGCTCATTAAACGTGAGTGGTGGAATATATGGGAGCATGATGACCCACCCCCTTGTGATTTCATTATCCAGTCTTGGGATACTGCGTTCTTGAAGACAGAGCGCAGTGACTATTCGGCATGCACTACTTGGGGGGTATTTTCTATACCCGACGATAACGAGAAGCTGCAGACAAATATTATACTTTTAAACAGTTTTAAGAAGCGCATGGAGTTCCCGGAGCTTAAACGAGTGGCGTTTGCGGACTATACGGAATGGCAACCTGATGCGCTCATTATTGAGGCTAAAGCTTCCGGGGCTCCACTGGTGTTTGAGCTTCGGGCTATGGGGATTCCTGTGCAGGAGTTTGTCCCCAGCCGGGGGAATGATAAGATTTCTAGGCTCAATGCCGTGGCTGATATGTTTGCGTCGGGTCAGGTTTGGGTGCCTAATACGCAGTGGGCTGAAGAGCTTATTGAAGAGGTAGCGAGCTTTCCTTCAGGGGAGCATGACGATCTTGTGGACTCCATGACGCAGGCGCTGCTGCGCTTTAGGCGTGGGGGCTTTTTACGTTTGGATTCTGATGAACCGGAGCCTAAGAAACAATTTAGGCGGCGCAAACTAGGGTACTACTAGAGTCAAAGGTACATATATATGGCAACCAATGTAGATAAGTCGCTTTATGAAGCCCCCCAAGGGCTGGCGCAATCGTTCCAGAAGGGGCAACCTGATCTGGAGATAGAGATTGAGAACCCCGATTCAGTCAAGATCAACGGTTTGGAGATTGTTCCCGAGGAGGATGCAGATGAGTTTAATCTTAATCTTGCCGAGGACATGGATGACAGAGAACTACAAAGCATAGCCTCTGAGCTTATTGGGCAATATGAGGACGATGTTTCATCCCGTAAAGATTGGATGCAGACCTACGTAGACGGTCTTGAGCTACTGGGTATGAAGATAGAGGATCGTACCGAGCCGTGGCCCGGTGCATGCGGGGTATACCACCCGCTGCTGTCTGAAGCTTTGGTTAAGTTTCAATCAGAAACCATCATGGAGACTTTCCCTGCTGCGGGACCGGTTAAGACGGAAATTATCGGCAAGGAGACTCAAGATAAAAGGGAAGCCGCTGCCCGAGTGCAAGTGGACATGAACTACCAGTTAACTGAGGTGATGGTTGAATATCGCCCGGAACATGAGCGCATGCTGTGGGGGCTGGGGCTTGCGGGTAATGCGTTCAAGAAAGTGTATTTTGATCCCAACCTAAACCGGCAGGTATCTATATTTGTTCCCGCCGAGGATATTGTAGTGCCCTATGGTGCGAGCAATCTTCAGACTGCCGAGCGTGTTACGCATGTCATGCGCAAGACTAAGAATGATTTGCTTAAACTGCAGGCTGCTGGGTTCTATCGGGAAGTAGATTTGCCTGCCCCGACCAACGTACTAGATGATGTAGAGAAAAAGATTGCCGAGAAGATGGGCTTTAAAGCTACTTCTGATAATCGGTATCGTCTCCTTGAGATGCAAGTTGATCTGGACTTGGCAGGGTATGAAGACGAAGATGAAAACGGGAAACCCACGGGCATTGCCCTACCGTACATCGTGACCATTGATAAGGGTACTACTACAGTACTTGCTATACGCAGGAATTGGGAACCCGACGATGAGACTCATGCCAAGCGTAACCATATGGTTCACTATGGATATATACCGGGGTTTGGGTTCTACCATTTTGGGCTGATACATCTTATCGGGGCGTTTGCTAAATCGGGTACTTCGCTTCTTCGTCAGCTTGTTGATGCAGGTACTCTGTCGAACCTGCCCGGTGGGTTCAAGACGCGAGGCATGCGGGTCAAAGGCGACGATACACCCATAGCACCGGGGGAGTTCCGTGACGTAGATATACCTAGTGGTGTATTGCGGGATAACCTGATGCCGTTGCCCTATAAGGAGCCAAGTCAGGTACTTGTTGGGTTGATGAATCAGATCGTGGATGAGGGCCGTAGGTTTGCATCAGCGGCTGATCTTCAGGTATCGGATATGTCGGCGCAGTCCCCAGTGGGCACCACGTTGGCTATTCTTGAGCGTACTTTAAAGGTAATGTCTGCGGTACAGGCACGTATCCACTATTCGATGAAGATTGAGTTGAAACTGCTCAAGAACATTATTAGGGACTATACCCCGGAAGAGTATAGCTACGAGCCGGAAGAAGGTACGCCGCAGATAAAGAAGTCTGATTATGATCAGGTTGACGTAATACCAGTATCTGATCCTAACGCAGCAACAATGAGCCAGAAGGTAGTGCAGTATCAAGCGGCCCTACAATTGGCACAGACGGCTCCCCAACTATACAACTTGCCTATATTGCATCGTCAGATGCTGGAGGTACTGGGTATAAAGAACGCCAGTAAGCTAGTGCCTATTGATGAAGACAGAAAGCCTGTTGATCCTGTAACGGAGAATCAGAATCTGCTTGTAATGAAACCCGTTAAGGCATTTCTGTATCAAGATCATCAAGCGCACATCCAAGTACATATCTCAGCTATGCGTGATCCCAAAATTCAGCAGATTGTGGGGCAGTCTCCTATGGCGCAAGGCATTATGGCGGCTATGACAGCGCATATTAATGAGCATATTGGATACGAGTATCGCAAGCAGATGGAACAGCGCATGGGTGTAATGCTCCCGTCCCCAGAAAAGTTGGAAGAAGAGGGAATCCCAGAGGCTATGGAGGTGCAAATCTCCCAGCTCGCCGCACGTGCAGCCCAACAACTGTTGCAGCAGAACCAACAGGAAGCGCAATCTAAGCAAAATCAGCAGGCGGCTCAAGACCCATTGATCCAATTGCAGCAGCAGGAGTTGCAGATCAAACAGCAAGAACAAGAACGTAAAGCGACGAAAGACAAGATTGATGCTGCTGCCAAGGCAGATCAGTTAGAGATTGAGAAAGAACGAATTGCATCGCAAGAGCGCATTGCTGGTGTACAGGTAGGGGCTAAGACAGCCAAGGACAAAGCGGAACTTGCCGCTAAGCAGCAGCTTGAGGGAATTCGTATTGGTGTAGATACAGCCCATAGAAGAGCGCAGCTAGCGGTACAGAACCAACAACCTAAAGGCCGCTAATGAGCACAACGTTTGAAGTGTTGCTCGGGCAACATAGATCAAAACGCACACAGATTGCAGACGCCCTAGCTAATGGGGCAGCTAAAGATTACGCAGAGTATCGCGCAATGTGCGGTGAGATTCGGGGTCTTCTTGCCGCAGAAATGCATGTCCAAGACCTTGCGAAACATTTGGAGAATAACGACGATGAGTGAAATTCTGATTGGAGCAGATGCTACCCCCCTCCCCGATACTGCGGAAAAGAAGGCTAAACAGATGCCGGAGCCCTCTGGGTTTCGTATTCTGTGCATGGTCCCAGAGATAGAAGACAAGTTTGACAGCGGACTCATTAAGGCAGATGCCACCGTTTATGCGGAGGAAAGGCTCACGACTGTCCTTTTTGTCATGAAGCTTGGGCCGGATTGCTACAAGGATACGTCTCGGTTTAGTTCCCCTTGGTGCAAAGAAGGCGATTTTGTTCTGGTTCGTCCCAATTCAGGCACCCGCCTGAAGATTCATGGACGCGAATTCCGCATCATTAATGACGATACTGTCGAGGGCGTAGTCGAAGACCCACGCGGCATTGCACGAGCATAGGGGGTAGATCATGGCTGACGATTATAAGTTTCCAGATGAAGTAGAAAATGAAACCCCGGCTAAAGAATCTGAAGCAGTTGACGCGCCTAGCGTAGATATAGAGATTATTGACGACACACCCGCCCAAGACCAAGGACGGGAACCCCTAGCCAAGGAAGTAGTTGCTGAGCTAGAGAAAGATGACCTTGAAGATTACTCCGACAAGGTAAAAAAGCGCATGTCCCAGATGAAACGAGTCTGGCATGACGAACGTAGGGAGAAGGAACAGGCGCTTAGGGAGCATCGGGAAGCTGTTGCATTTGCCCAGCATATTCTTGAGGAGAACAAACAACTTAAGAACACGCTAACTGAGGGGGCCAAGCAATACGCCACCACTGCGCAGTCTGCTGTGGACATGGAGCTTGATGCGGCTAAACGTCAATATAAGGATGCGTATGAATCCGGAGACGCTGACCAGATCATTAACGCCCAGCAAAAACTGACAGAAGTTAGCCTAAAACAAGACAAAGTTAAGAACTTTAAGGCCCCTTTACAAGAATCTGATAATGGGGTACAAGTACCTCAACATGTGCAACAAGTTCAACAAAAGGCTAACTACCATCCTACTACCGCAGCATGGATGTCAAAGAACACTTGGTATGGACCGGACACTCTGATGACCGGCCTTGCTATGAGCAAACACGCCGATTTGGTATCCAAATTTGGTGCTGAGTACACAGGCACTGATGCATATTTTACTGAAATCGACAAGGAGATGCACCAGCGTTTCCCTGAAAGGTTTGAATCAGAAGCACAACCGCAGTCTGGGGGCGGCAAGCCCAGCTCGCGCAGTGAGTCACGACCCGCTACAGTAGTTGCACCTGCAACGCGAAGCACAGCGCCTAAAAAAATTGTGCTAAAAGCAAGCCAAGTAGCTCTTGCTACAAAGTTTGGTTTGACTCCCGAGCAGTATGCTCTTGAAGTGCAAAAACTGGAAACGCAATCATGACCCAAAATAGACTTGCACGCGAACTTGAAGGCCGGGATACCACCCAACGTAATAAAGCGTGGGCACCCGCACAATTGCTACCTGCTCCTAACCCTCAACCGGGATGGGCATTCAGGTGGGTACGGACAGCAATCTTGGGAACATTTGACCCTACGAATGTGTCCGCAAAATTTCGTGAGGGTTGGGAGCCTTGCAAGGCCGAAGATCATCCGGAAATCCCGTCGCAATCAGATCAGAATTCTCGCTATAAAGGCAACATCGAGATTGGCGGTTTGCTGCTGTGCAAGATTCCACAGGAGTTTATGGATCAACGCGCAGCGCACTACAGGAAAGCAAACGACATTCAAGTTGAAGCCGTCGATAACAGCTTTATGAAGACCAACGACCCAAGGATGCCTCTGTTCTCAGAGCGCAAGTCTTCGACTACCTTTGGGCGTGGGGCTAAATAACTTAACTTTTTAGGAGTTCTATATGGCTTATCCTACTGTTTCAGCCACCTACGGGTTTCGTCCCGTAAATCTACTGGGGGGTCAGGTTTTCTCTGGCTCGACCCGGCAGATGGCTATTGCGTCTGGACATGCTACCAATATCTTCTTTGGGGATGTTGTAATCATGTCTGCAAACGGCTGTATCAATAACGCAACCGCTACCGCTACCGGTACGGCAGTTGTTGGTATTTTCATGGGTTGCAGCTACATCAATTCGTCTAACCAACGTGTGTTTGGGCAGTACTACCCCGCCACGATTTCCAACGCAGTTGATGGCGCAAGTGCAACTGTAGCGTATGTTGCAGACGATCCTGATCTAGTGATGAAGGCAGCGATTCAATCCGCCGCTGACGCTGCTCCTTCAGCTAGTCAGGCAAGCCGTGCCACGATGGTCGGGGGCAATGCGTCTATCGTCTACCAGACTGTTACTGGCTATACGGCATCTGGTGATGGTACGCAAGGTGTTCTTAACAGCACCGCAGTAACCGCTACCCTTCCACTTAAAGTCATCGACGTTGTTCCCGATACCGCGCCAGCAGTTGGCTCGTTCGTGGAGGTCTTGGTTTCTTGGAACCAATTCTGCCACCTGTATCGCAACACAACTGCGGTATAAGGAGATAAATAATGGCTATTTCACGCGCACAACTACTTAAAGAACTTCTCCCCGGCTTGAATGCTCTGTTTGGTCTGGAGTATGCAAAGTACGGTGAAGAACACAAAGAGATTTTCGAGACTGAAACCTCTGAGCGTTCTTTTGAAGAAGAAACCAAGCTGTCGGGCTTTTCTGCTGCTCCGGTGAAAAACGAAGGAAGCGCGATTTCCTACGATAACGCCCAAGAAGCATTTACCGCCAGATACCAACACGAAACCATTGCTCTTGGTTTTTCGGTGACAGAAGAGGCTATCGAAGACAACCTGTATGACTCTCTGTCTGCCCGTTACACCAAGGCTCTGGCCCGTGCTATGGCGTACACCAAGCAAGTTAAGGCTGCTGCTATCCTTAACAACGCATTTACTGGTGGCCCGACCTACGGTGACGGTGTTGTCCTGTGTTCTGCTTCGCATCCGCTGGTCTCCGGTGGAACGAACAGCAATACGGGCGGCGCTGCTGACCTGAATGAAACCTCGCTTGAGGCTGCTGTCATTCAGATCGCTGGCTGGACGGATGAGCGCGGTCTGCTCATCGCCGCGAAGCCCCGTAAGCTGATTGTTCCTCCGGGTTTGATGTTCGTTGCTACGCGCCTTCTGGAAACGGAACTGCGTACTAGCACCAACAACAACGACATCAACGCGCTGAAGAACAATGGTTCGATTCCTGAAGGGTACCGTGTAAACCACTTCCTGACGGATACGAACGCTTGGTTCTTGATGACTGACGTACCTAACGGTCTGAAACACTTTGTCCGGACGCCTCTGGCGAACTCAATGGATGGAGATTTCGATACTGGAAATGTGCGTTATAAGAGCCGTGAGCGTTACAGCTTCGGAGCGTCTGATCCGCTTGGCATCTTCGGTGCCTCTGGTTCTACCTAATAGAATCAAGTAGTTAGCGGTTGAGAGGGGCCACTTCGGTGGCCCTTTTCTATTGTGCCAGCGGTAGCAAAGGCGTTACCTGTGTCGTAACCAAATTCGTAAAGCTGCGCGATGCTTGTATTTCACCATCCATAGAAAAGCACGTTGACGCCATTTAAATCGTATGATACAAATACAGAGGGTGGATGGCAGAATGAAGAACTAGCCATTAAAAGACAGCTTAAAGCGTCCATTTTTTATCTGGGAATTTTTACGCATAGCGACTGCCCCAGCAGACTTGTTAGAGACTCTATGCGGATGTGCTAACACACTGGAGAATTAAATGGCTATTTCGACATTCGACGGCCCTGTCCGTTCGCTTGGAGGTATGTACAACCAAGGCCCAAGCAACCAAGTTACTCTTGGCGCTACCGTAACGCTTTCTGTTGCAACTCACGGCGGTCTTATTTGCTTGGTTCCCGCAACCTGCGCTATTACGTTGCCGACCATTGTTGCTACGGCAAATGCGGCTGGTACTGGCCCCGGTAACGACCCTAACACCCTCAACAACCTTGGCGTTGAGTTCCGCTTGTTCTTCAACGTCATCTCGGCTGGTGCTACTGCTCAGACTGTTACTTGTGGCGGTTCCGATAAGCTTGTAGGTACCTTGGGCGTTACGTCCACCGTCTATAACGCTTTTGCCTCAGTGACCAGCACGATCATCACGTTGAACGCCACGACTACTGGCGGTGCTGCGCGGGGTAGTTTCATTAGCCTGATCCCGCTGGCTGCTAACCTCTGGTCTGTCAACGGTGTTTTGGTTGGGTCTGGTACTGCCGCAACTCCGTTCTCCTAACCTTCAGGGGGCTTCGGCCCCCGTTTTACTTCTAGGAGATTACTGTGATGCAAACAGACGTACTATCCGCACACCTTAACAGTTCTGGCTTTGCCGTTCTTGGGCGCTACAGGCTAAAGAGTTTTCTGTATGTAGCTTCAGCTACCGCAGGGACTATTAACATCTACGACACCACTGTAGCCCCTGTTGCTGCAACCACGGGTTATGCACAGTCAACCTTCACCGTTACCGTTACCAGCACCTCACATGGGTTAAAAGTTGGGCAACAGGTTGGCATTACTTTTGGTTCGGTCACAGGTGTTTCGGCTACTAACGGCAACTACGTTGTTGCTACGGTTGCGGATGCTAATACTTTTACCATTACTGACATTAACAGCAGGACTATTACTGGTGGGGCTTGCACTTTTACGACGGGCCGCTGGCTGACCTCTGTTGATACAGCCGCACTTACTACCTCTGGGGTTCCTCAGAACCAAAACGTACTGATTCCGGGCGAGGGTGTTATTGCCTATAACGCTATGTACATTCTGATGACGAACCAAACTGGCGTAACCATTTTCTACGGATAACAGGAGAACCCGTGCGAGTCCAAAAAGGTTTTGACCTAGCTGGTAAAAAGTTGATGATTGGTCTCCCCGCCTACGATCATAAAGTGGGTGTGAAGATGGCAGTGTCGTTGATGCAGCTTGGACAAAAACTGATGCAGCACGGGATAGACGTAGAGGTTAATAGCCTCTGCGGGTGTTCTGTTGTGTCTCGCGCACGGAATATTATTGCCCATCAGTTCATGAAGTCTGACGCTGACCACCTTATGTTCATTGATGCCGACATGACGTTCGATGCGGATGATGTTATCCGGTTGATGTGCTGGAATCAGGACAAGGCAATTGTGGCTGGGGCTTATGAAGCCCGTAAAGAAGGTAAGGTCTACATCGTATCGCTAGATGGTGGGCATGGGGTTAGTGGGCCGCAGGGCAAAGTGACGATGGACGAGGCTGGGCTTGTCAGGGCTTACCGTGTAGCTACTGGGTTTATGATGATCCAGCGTCGTGTGTTTGAGGTTCTTAAAGAGGCTCACCCTGAGTGGGATCATAAGGACACGAATACAGAAGAACGTATGCACGCCTACTTTGACTTTAAATGTACCCCTGATGGTTACATTGGAGAGGACTTCTTGTTCTGTGATCGTGTGCGAGAAGAAGGCATGGACATCTGGCTTGACCCTACGATTAAGCTAGGGCACATGGGTATCCATGAGTACAAGAGCGACTTTGGGAATGATGTCTTGTATCCGTCGATGCAAGCAGCCCAGCGAACCCTTAGTACGGCGGCATAGGATGGCTAAGTCCCCAGCATGGACAAGAAAAGAAGGCAAGAACCCGGCGGGTGGGCTGAACGCGAAGGGGAGGGCTTCCTACAAAGCAGCAAACCCCGGAAAGCCCGGCTTGAAGCGGCCCCAACCCGAAGGCGGCTCCCGGCGCGATTCCTTCTGTGCGAGGATGACGGGGATGAAGAAGAAGTTGACCTCATCCAAGACAGCAAATGACCCGAATAGCCGCATAAACAAAAGTTTGAGAGCGTGGAAGTGCTGAGTTTAAAACGCACTTGGGGTAGAGTAGTAAAGGCGGCTGATGAACAAGGACGGTATCGTTGTAGTAAATGTTATGAGTGGAAACTTCCAAACGAGTTTAATAAAAATAGGCATCAAAAATCCGGTTTAAATTATTGCTGCAAACCTTGTGGTGTAATAGACGCTAGGAAGTACAACTTGCCAGCAAAGTATGGTATTACAGCAGCACAATTTGCAGAAAAATTACTAGCCCAAGGCGGTAAATGCGCGTGTTGCGAATTAAAATTTGAATTTGTTGGGGTAAAAAGTAACAGCCCGTGCGTAGACCATAACCACAGCACAAAAGAAGTTCGCGGATTGCTTTGTGGGAGATGTAATTTAGCCGCTGGAAATGTTTTGGATAGTTCTACTAAAGCAGAGCAACTTGCTATGTACTTGAAAAAATGGAAGTGCTAGGAGATAGATATGTCTGAATACGATGATAAAGCGGCTAAATACCGTAAAGAAGCAGAGCAATCACCTATCCCTACGCCAGCAGAACGCAAAGATATGGAAGCCGTGAGGGATCAGAAAAAACAGGCCGATGCAAGTAAAGAAGCATACGACAAAGCTAGTCCTATCGGAAAAAGCATACCCCCCGTACCGGAAAAAAAGTTCGCCAAAGGTGGTTCCATCCGTGGCGGTGGTATCGAATCTCGCGGCAAGACCCGAGGACGGATGGCATGACAAAGAATTTGGGTGTGACGGTATACAAACTCCTCCCTGCTGGCAAGATAGGCCAATATGCCTAGTTCATCTTCCAAGCAGCATCGCTTTATGGAAGCGGTGGCCCATAACCCAGCATTTGCCAAGAAAGTGGGTATCCCACAGTCTGTTGGTAAAGACTTTTCTGCAGCCGATAAAGGCCGCAAATTTGAAAAAGGTGGTGCAACCATGATGAACAAAAAAGTTCCAGAAGCAATGGCAACAATGCGTCGTCCTCGTATGGGTGCGGGTATGCCTCCTTCTGCGCCTCCTGTAATGCCACCGCAGCCTCCTGCTCCAATGGGTATGAAAAAGGGTGGTATGGCTAACTTTGAGAAGTCCGGCAAAGATGTCGAGAAGAAGGGCATGAAAGAAGGCTCTAAGGCTGACATGGC